GGCAAAGGCAAAGGCAAAGGCAAAGGCAAAGGCAAAGGCAAAGGCAAAGGCAAAGGCAAAGGCAAAGGCAAAGGCAAAGGCGATGGCGACGATGATATATGTGAAGAAGGCATGACCAAAAAGAAGATCAAGAAAATTTGGAAAAAATTAAGGGCCGAGGCTAAAACTGCGACAGGTGAAGACAGAGAAGAAATAAAGAGACAAATCAGAAGATGTGTAGCTCTTAGAGACGGCGATGGCAAAGGCAAAGGCAAAGGCAAAGGCAAAGGCAAAGGCAAAGGCAAAGGCAAAGGCAAAGGCAAAGGCAAAGGCAAAGGCAAAGGCAAAGGCAAAGGTAAAGGCAAAGGCAAAGATAAAATGAAAAAAGGAAAAGTAACTGATCGTAAAACTCGACGTAGGATGAAAAAACTTTGTAAAACGGTCAAAAAATTGAAAAATAAGCTCGAAGATAAGAAGGAGATAATTGAAGAACAAAACGAGATGCTTGAAAATTGTGCTGTAACTAAAAAAAGAGAATCTTGTGCTGAATCGTGTAAAAGACAGTGTTCGAATCAATCATCGTGGAAATCGTGCAATCTACAACCAAACCCAAACATTGAGTCCGACTATGGATATGTGTACATGCCAAACAAACAATGGCAAATAGCTCAATACAATGCTAAACATAATTCTGGAACAGACCAACCAAACCTAAGCAAACAGCAAAATTGTATTGTATATCCTTATATAACTGATGGAACTCCACTTGAAGCCCTTCAAGTTTAAATCTAATTCCTAAATCCCTTAAATTAGGAATTTTTTATCAAAAGTTTAAAATTCACGAATATATATTATAATTCCTTATGATTTTTTTAAAAATGTTTTGAAATATTTTATATAAATATGTTTTAATACATTATTGTGTTATATGTCATCATCTGAAATTATCAAAATGCCTTCTGTTATGAGTGTTATCAAACGAAATGGGGAAAAAGAAGTAGTTTCCTTTGACAAAATTTCCCGTCGTATCAAGAATCTTATCGAGAGCTGTGAATTCAAAAGTAAGCTCAATATTGATTATGTAAGCCTTGCCCAGAAAGTGTGCACGGATATATATGACGGTGTAAAAACATCTGAACTCGATGAGCTCGCTGCTCAAGTTTGTGCGTCCCTTACTACCCAAAACCCAGAATATGGTGTTCTCGCTAGTCGCATTGCTATCTCTAATCATCACAAGAAAACATCTCCGAGTTTCTCCGAAGCAATTGACAGTTTGTATAACACTCTTGATGAAGATGGAAACCGTATCGAAGTTATTACTAAGGAAGTATTTAATGTTGTAAAGAAACATAAAACTAAACTAAACAACATCATTGATTATACACGTGATTATGACATTGACTACTTTGGCTTTAAGACACTTGAACGTGCTTATCTTCTTCGTGTTAATGGGGAAATTATTGAACGTCCTCAACATATGTTTCTTCGAGTCGCAATTGGGATCCACGGAAATGATATTAAGTCGGTAATTGAATGTTATGACGTTCTAAGCCAAAAGAAAGCAATTCATGCGACACCCACACTATTTAACGCGGGCACAAATGGAGGTCAACTCGCTTCTTGCTTTCTTCTTGGAATTAACGATGATTCAATTGATGGGATTTATGATGCATTAAAAGAAACAGCTCTTATTTCCAAAAATTCGGGAGGTATCGGAATTCATGTGCATGACATTCGCTCAAAAGGAGCAAATATTGCTACTGCGAAGGGTGCTTCAACAGGTCTAGTTCCAATGCTCCGCGTGTTTAACGACACAGCTCGTTATGTAAATCAGGGTGGTAAAAGAAACGGCTCTTTTGCTATATATCTTGAACCTTGGCACAGTGACATCTTTGAATTTCTTGAACTTCGCAAAAATCAAGGTAGTGATGAACTACGTGCTCGTGATCTCTTTTATGCTATGTGGATTCCAGATCTGTTTATGAAACGTGTTCAGGAAAATGGCGTATGGTCTTTAATGTGTCCTCATCGCTGTCCTGGATTATCTGATGTATACGGAAAAGAATTTGAAGACCTGTATGAAAAATATGAAAAGGATGGTAAATATCGCAAACAAGTTCCCGCACAGGAGATTTGGTTCAAAATCCTTGAATCACAGGTAGAGACAGGAACACCTTATATTCTATTTAAAGATCACGTAAATCGCAAATCCAATCAAATGAATTTAGGAACAATTAAGTCGAGTAATTTGTGCTGTGAGATCACAGAGTTCACCTCAAAAGACGAGATTGCTGTATGTAATCTTGCTTCGGTTGCTCTTTCAAGTTTTGTGAAAGCACCGGATGTTCCTGATATTGTTAAAATAAAATCTATTCCTAATTGTGTATTTTGTTCTCTTGCCAAATCTTGGTGCGAACGCTGGAATATTTTGACGGAAATTGATGAGATTAGCGAACCAATTAAAGGTCAAAAATACCCACAGATTTCTGTTGGTAGTTTTAAAGGTGGATATACAGATTTTATTGAAGAGTTTCCTGTTAATTATGATTATGAAGAACTCATTAAAGTGACAAAGGTAATTACAAGAAATCTAAATAAGATTATTGACAAAACCACTTATCCTGTTGTAAAAGCTAAGAATTCTAATAATAAGCATCGACCCATTGGTATCGGTGTACAGGGCTTAGCGGATGTGTTTATGAAAATGAGGATTCCTTTTGATTCCGACCGTGCTAAATTTCTAAATGAAAAGATTTTTGAAACTATCTATTTTGCCGCATTAACCGAATCGAATGAACTCGCTATTAAGAAAGAAGAAAAATCAAAGAAAACTGATTTGAAATTTCCGGGTGCATATGAAAGTTTTGACGGCTCACCGTTTTCACAGGGAAAATTCCAATTTGACCTTTGGGAAGAAGAACCTCTTGACATTCACCCAAAATATGATTGGAAAAATCTTAAAGATAGTATTATGTCACATGGAACTACAAACTCTCTATTGTTGGCACCAATGCCGACGGCTTCGACCGCACAGATTCTCGGTAATAATGAATGTTTCGAGCCAATTACAAGTAATATTTATGTCAGACGTGTTCTAGCGGGGGAATTCGTGCTTTGTAATAAATATCTTCAAGAAGAACTTCTCGGAATCGGTAAATGGAACAATGAAGTGAAAAACTCCATTATTGCTAATCAAGGTTCGGTTCAACATCTAAAATTGCCTGATTGCGTGAAAGATGTATTTAAGACTGTTTGGGAAATTAAGCAACGTGTCGTAATTGATATGGCTGCTGATCGTGGCAAGTTTATCGATCAATCTCAGTCGATGAACCTATTTATGCCGGACACCTCACCAGATAAGGTGACATCTGCTCTATTTTACGGATGGAAAAAAGGTCTAAAGACTGGTATGTATTATTTGCGAACACGTCCTAAATCTAACGCTCAACAGTTCACTATTGATGTTGCTCCGGAACCTGCTTGTGAAAGTTGCTCGGGATAGATCTAGGATTCTCTTCTAATATTATAAACGATTTCCTCATTTAATGCCTTCATTACAATTATAACTACACCATCGCCATTATCAAAAAATTTAATAATAGAACTTGCCAAAGTTTCATCATTAGGCATTTTTAAATCAACACGTGTTTCTCCCGATGCGTCCATTAAAGTAAGGAAATGTTCTTCGGATATATCAAGGAGTGTATACTCGGTTTTTTCAATAACAGGAACGGAAACGTTATGTGTTGACGTTTCGATCATCTCATATTTCTTTTTGGTAAAAATATCAGTCGCAACAAAATGGCACTTTGCGTGACCATGTTTTCCTGTTTTTGACGTTGAAATTGAATTCACTTTACATGCGCGATTTTTGATAACTATATGACCGCCTACACGAATTTGGCCAGCTTCCTGAGGTATTACGTTCATATTTGATATATAACAAGATAAATTTAATATTTATTAATCGCGTTTATATACCTTTTCATATTGTGTTTTTGAAAGATATTATCAGCATAATCGTTAGTATCTAAAAATGTCTTGTAATTAACCGATAAAGAACCGAAACCGCGAGTACATAAAAAATCATCTTCAAACACATAATGGGCTTGTTCTACGTTTTCTTCTAAATCTTCGAAGAATTCAATAGAGGCAACATTAGGGATTGCGAACGTTACAAGCTTTATTTTAGAATATTTAAACGTGCGACTTGCGTGTAACGCCAGCAAACTGGCGATTGCGGATCCTCTCGAATGTCCGGTGAAGATTATATTGTTGCTATACAAAATTCTGTCTTTGACCCGCAGATATTCATCTGTTTCTTCGATTTTTTTTCCTAATTTAAAAAATCCAGAGTGAAATTTAAAATTATCATCATTTGTTTTCATTAGGGCATCTGAATTTATCATCCAGTCTTTTACATTTTGACTACCACAAAAATTTATATACAAATCTTCATCGGCTGTTTGATAACATTCAAACAGCCTGCTTTTTGAAGAATTTCTTGTAATATACGCATTTATTTCAGGGAATGGCTGGTATATATACGAATTATGACAATTAATAGCACATTTTTTAATAATCTTGTTTGAAATTGCCTTTGTGAAAGAAAGCAAATACGAAAAAATTAGAAATTTCATTATAAATCTATGATATAAATTTTTTATGATTTTGACACTTGTGACGGTCACAAATATATAATATATATATATATATAATAGTAATACAAGTATGATGATATATGGAATCGTGTGGTTTTTTATTTTATTAGGTCTAATTTTTTTTTATCATTTTAACCTCTTGTTTTATTTCGTTTCTTTTGGCACTTTGAATCAGATATTATTGAATCTATATATTCTTGATTTCATTATATTTTTTATTATGCCCTTTATCCTAACATTGTTTATTTTAAAAATGCCATTATTATTTGCAATATATTGGTTTTTAATTCTTGTACCACTTTTACTTTGGCGTGAACATACATATTTAAAAAACAAAAAAAAGTCTGACAAAGCACACAGACCACCACTTGGTTTTTTTATTGGTGATTAATTTTTCTAAATATTGAATAAAATTCCTTATGATTTTGTTTTGAAACTTGTGACGGTCACAAATATATATATATATATATATTATATTATATGTTGTCTCTTATAAAAAAAACGAGACGTCTAAAAACGATTAAAAACAAAACGAGATCCTCTAAAAAGGGGGGTGCGAGGGCATCCTACAAGTACAAATCAAAATCAAAACCAACTACAAATACATCTATTAAAGATCTACCAGAGGATGTTATGAAGTATTCCATGGGTTTCATTAGACCCGCATTAGACAATAAGTCTATACGTAAAGTGATTTATGATTATCTTTATGATTATCTTGAAGGTGGTCCTAATAAAAAAAAGGCCGTCATTGAGACATATGGTAAAATTGAAAATTGGGATACTTCGAGAGTGACTGATATGTCTCGACTTTTCAAATACTCTGATTTTAACGAAGATATTTCTAATTGGGATGTTTCTAGTGTGACTACTATGGAAGAAATGTTCTTTGATAATAGAGAATTCAATCAACCCATTGGAAAATGGGGGAAGAAGACAAGTAATGTGACTAATATGCATGGTATGTTTGATACTGCTGAAAATTTCAATCAACCTATTGAAAATTGGGATACTTCTAATGTGACTGATATGTCACATATGTTTGATGGTGCTGACAAATTCAATCGTCCTATAAATAAATGGGATGTATCTAATGTTACTAATATGAATCATATGTTCTCTGGTGCCCTAAATTTCAACAAAAGATTAACCACTTGGGGAAATAAGTTGCCGAGAAATGCGAACCTCCGTTACATGTTCAGTAGTATGAACGCAGGTATTGTAAAGAAGATAGCTCCTTGGTATTAAACTAGAAATTCCTTATGATTTTGTTTGACACTTGTGACGGTCACAAATATAAAGGTTTGTGATGAACACAAATCATACTTTCAAATTTGAAATAAAATTCCTTATGATTTTTTCAAAAATGTTTTGAAAAATTTCTTAAAAATAATCATATAAAAACCTATTATCAAAATGACCGATTTAAACATTTCCACTGTTAATTATATTGCAAATTCTAATGTGAATGATTTGGATTTAAAAGAAATTTATGAAAATATCGAAGTTATTGATTACGATTATAACTATGACGCAGGTATAATAAAGAAAACTTTCAAAGAAAATACGGTCGGTTTCAATAAAAAGGATAAAACAACAAAAACATCTCCTAAAAAAGGATTTCGTAATCAAATTTCTTTTGATATTTCAAATACTCAATTGATTGAATTAGGTAAAACTGATAAAATTATGTTCAATGAGTATTCAAATTTTCACAAAAAGGATAAAGAAACATTTGATGAATATACTAAATATGATATGT